AGAAGTTAGCGAGTGAACGATTTAGAAGCTCATGAAAGAGAGTGTGCGGTGCGATATAAGAATATCGAGGAACGTCTTGACCGTGGCACAGAACGTATGAACCGCATAGAGATGAGTGTCTATGCGTTATATCCTTTTCTGGTTGGACTTCTCATAGCCAGTAAATTCTTGGGGTAGCTCCTCATGTTCGCTGAACTCGCAGCGATTACTTCAGCAATATCTGCGATAAACAATACGATTGCAACCTTCAAAGAAGGCAAAGCTAATGCCCAAGAAGCTGCTGCGCTCTTAGGAAAATTTAGTAATACCGCTCAAAGACTAGATGATTGGGAAAAGAAGAAGAAACTTAAACGCCCTTTAACTCCTAAAGAGGCGATGGATCTCTCTATTAAACGTAGAGAGATTAAAGCGGTAGAGACGAAAATAAAAGACCACCTGATGATGATGGGAATGTCAGATGTTTGGAGGGATGCAGAGCGCATACGAAAGGAGTCAGAGAGAGCTCACCAACAATATTTAAAAGACATTCATAAGAAGCGCAAGGAACGACAACAAAGAATGAAGGATCGTTTTGCTGTTCTTTTTATTGTTTGTTCTATAGCCTTTGTAGGTTGGTCAGGTTGGTACGTGTATGAAGCCATACAAGATGCAAGATTAGATTCTGCAAAACAAAGACTGGAGAAAGCCAAAGAAAGACAGCGCAATCTTAGAAAATGCGGTAGATACAAATGCTGATGGCGTTTCTGTTAGTAGTAGTAGTAGAAGGCGAGACTGTATCTGACAACAGGATGATGTTTAAAAGTGTTTATCGATGCCAAGAATTTGCCAGTGCAATAGAACAAGGCAAGTGGAGCCCGAATGATCGACCGTATTATAGACAACAAAATGTGACCAGTTATTGCATCCCAAGGATGGTGAGTAAAAATACGCCTTTATTTGAGTGAAAATATGTGATGAAATTTTACTTGACGCAGGCCTTATTCAGCCTACCCTACCTCGCGGTCAGGTGCGTCAAAGGCCGCATAAATGAATAACAAGGAGATGACATGAGCGCAATACTGAGTTCCCTCGTTGGCCCTGTTACTGGGTTGCTTGATAAGTTTATCGAAGATAAAGACCAAAAGAATGCTCTCGCTCACGAAATTGCAACCATGTCAGAACGGCATGCACAAGAGCTTGCAAAAGGTCAGCTAGAAGTTAACAAAGTAGAAGCTGCAAGTAAGAGTATGTTCGTTGCTGGCTGGAGGCCAGCGGTCGGCTGGACATGCTGTATTGCTTTGCTATCAAATTACATACTTATACCTATGGCTAACTTTGCTTTACTGCTAGCTGAGATGGGAGTTGAGGTTCCCAGTCTTGATATGTCAGCCATGATGCCTGTGTTGCTGGGTATGCTTGGACTTGGCGCTATGAGAACTGTAGAAAAAACGCAGAAAGTAAGTAGAGAAAAGTGAATAAAAAACTAGAGCCGGGATCTGAGTATAATAAATACGATGCTGATGGTGATGGTGTGGTGACAGATGCGGAGCTTGCTACCACAGAAAGATTACAGGCGCTTGAGATTGCTAACGAAAAGGCTGACGCACAAAAAAATATGTGTTGGTTTGCTTTGTTTGGCATGCTTTTATACCCAAGCGGTATTGTGATCACATCCTTTTTGAAACTAGACCAAGCAGCCTCTATACTAGGGGACATAGCGTCAGTGTATTTTATATCTGTATCAGGCTTGATTGCAGCTTTCTTTGGCTTTCTGAGTTTTAAGAAATAATGGAAATAGCAATAGTTTTTATAATCGGTTATTTAATTGGTAAGTACGCATGACGGTAGATGTTAAGAAGTTATACCAAGAGATAGCCAGTGATGAAGGAAAGGTGCTTCACCCTTACCTTTGCACGGAAGGCCACGCCACCATAGGAATCGGCCACAAGATTTTACACACTGACCCAGAAGCCAGTCTCCCAGTCAGAAGTGCTTATGATGGCGCACCAGAAGAAGATTGCATCACAGAACATCGATGCTATGAGTTGTTCCAAGAGGATGTGCAAATCGCCATAGATGGATGCCGCAGAATATACAAAAGCTGGGAGGATCTCCCTCAAGAAGCCCAGCATATTCTTGTTAATATGTGTTTCCAAATGGGTCCGACCGGACTCAGCAAATTTAAACACATGAACGAGGCAGTAGAAGATCAGGCTTGGGGTCAAGTCGCACTTGAAATGGACGATAGCAGGTGGAGCAAACAAACTCCAGAACGAAGCAAGCGTTTAAGAATACGAATGCTTGAACTAGCGGACGCATAATATGCCATTACAACCTTTTCAGTTTAGACCAGGTATCAATAAAGAAAGCACCAGTTATACCGCTGAAGGCGGCTGGTTTGACGGTAATCTGGTTAGATTTAGAAAAGGATATGCTGAGAAGATAGGCGGTTGGCAGAAGTTTGTCTTAGCTTCTTACGAAGGAACTGGTCGAAAACTACACAACTGGGTAAATCTAGCAGGGTCAAAGCTTTTAGGGCTTGGCACTCGATTCAAGCTCTACATTCAAGAGGGTGCAAGTTATAACGATGTGACCCCTATACGTTTGACCACTGCGGCAGGTGACGTTACTTTCTCTGCAACCAACGGATCATCAACCATTACAGTAAATGAAACTGGTCATGGTGCATTTGACAATGACTTTGTAACTTTTTCAGGTGCAGCGAGTTTGGGCGGTTTGATTGATGCTAATGTGCTTAATCAAGAATACCAAATATTGTCAGTAGTAAACTCTAATAGTTACACCATCACGGCCAAAGATACCTCTGGCAGCACAGTAACCGCTAACTCAAGCGACAGCGGTAATGGTGGTGGGTCCACGGTAGGCACATATCAGATTAACACTGGACTAGATGTCTTTGTTGCAGGTACAGGCTGGGGTATTGACTCATGGGGGTCTGGGGCATGGGGATCAACTTCCGCTATATCTGAAGGCAACCAGTTAAGATTGTGGTCAATGGATAACTTCGGTGAAGATCTTATAGCTAATCCAAGGGCAGGAAGCATTTATTATTGGGACAATACGAATGGCCTGAACACTAGAGCCGTTGAGTTAAGCTCATTGACTGGCGCTAATCTTACGCCCACCAGAGGTTTGCAAGTCATCGTGTCTGACATTGATAGGCACGTTTTAGTTTTGGGCGCAGATCCAATTAATTCTACCTTCACCGCAAGAACAGGGGCGGTTGATCCGCTTTTGATTGCATTCTCTGATCAAGAAAACCCAGCAGATTGGGAGCCTAGATCGGACAATACAGCAGGCGACCTCAGATGTTCTGCAGGTTCTGAGATCATTGGTGGCTTACGAGCTCGACAAGAAACACTGGTATGGACTGATGTTGCTCTGTATAGCTTGCAGTTTATAGGACCGCCTTTGACGTTTGGTCTTAACTTAATTAACGAAGGAGTGAGTCTGATAGGGCCAAACTGTCCGGTGAATACACCTGCTGGAATCTTTTGGATGGATAAAAAAGGTTTCTATAAATACACAGGTGCGGTTCAAAACGTCAGATGCACCGTGCAGTCTTATGTGTACGATGACATGAACCAGTCACAAGGATTTCAGTTCTTTGGCTTTGTAAACAAACAGTTCAACGAAGTAGGTTGGTTCTATTGTTCAGCTTCTACTGCAGTCATCGACCGATACGTTACCTATAATTATGAAGAAGATAGCTGGTCAATCGGGCAGCTTTCTAGAACCACATGGATAGACGAAGGTATCTCTGACAACCCCATAGCCGCAGGCAAAGACTCATCGACTCCATTCTTGTATAGCCATGAGGTGGGCAATGACGATGACGGATCGCCCATGGGGTCTGTCTTTATTGAGTCTGGTGACTTTGATATAGGCGATGGAGAACAGTTTCAGTTTGTCAGACGCATGATTCCAGACGTTAACTTCAATGGCACAGGTGGCAGTGGACAGTCCATCAACGCAGTGCTTAAAGTAAGAAACTTTCCAGGTGATACCCTAGCCACAGAACAGACAACAGCCTTTACTGGTAGCACCACCAAGATAGACATGAGGGCTAGAGGCAGACAGGCTGCTATTAGATTTGAATCTGAAAACTCAGGCGTAGGATTTAGGCTTGGTAAGACTAGGCTGGATCTACAACCAAACGGAAGAAGATAATGGCTAAAATATTACAGACCAGACTGCCTTTATCTCTTGATGATAATGTCACAGCAGATACATATAACCGTGCGGTCAGGGTGCTTGAGCTTAATTTAAACGCTGTTGACGTAGATCAAACGCCTCAGTCCAATCAAACCACCATTGATAAGTCTAAATTTAGAGATGGTGACGTTATCTGGAATCAAACTGCAGGCAGATTACAGGTATTTGATGGAGACACATTTAAAGATATATCATATGATTCTCGTACATTACTGGCTACGGCTAGTGTTGGCACGGTTCAAGTGGTAACTAACGGTTCTATTGCAGTGGAGGTAGGGTAGTGACTAAATTATGTCCTCGTGGAAAAGCGGCAGCCAAGCGCAAGTTCGATGTATATCCGTCAGCTT